ATGTAATAAAAACAAAAAGCGCCCCGTTGCCGGAGCGCCTTTGTGAACAATTAACCTACTGCGCAAAAAATGAATCTGAGCAGTGGGATTATATCAACCGTGTGGCGAAGCGCCACAATTGCCGGATAACAGGCAAAACAAAGGCCACCCGCTACGGTGGCCCCTCGACACAAGCTACACGTTATCCCCAACGCATGAGCATCACCAACAATGCCACATTTGCGGCTGGTGGGCAATGTGATCAGTCAGATTTGGTTCGTTCCAAGGTTTGCAACGAGAGCTTTTTCCTGTGCTCTTTAAGGAATTTCTCAAGAGCAAAAGCACATGGCGCGAATCTTTCTGATTCATGCTCTATCTTTCTGCGCCGTCTTTTCCGTGCCGGTGATAATGTTTTGGTCAATTCTTTATCGGTCATTGTGTTGTCCTGCATAGCAATGCGCCGTAATACCTTACACCACGGCGCTGATGGTGATTACTCTGGTTCTTTGGTCTTGCGACGCTGGAGTTCTTCGCGTGCAACGGTGACAAGCTGCCCGATTTCTTCCGCTGCTTTGATGCCGATTTGTTCGACCTTAGCCAGGGCATCCAGTGACGACACAAGGGGATTTTCTCCGCTGCCTTCTGCTTGGCGGCGGGCTATTTCTCCGCGCATGGCGGTTACGATAAATCCGGCATTGCTTTCGCCGTCCAGCTTAACGGATTCCATCCCTTGCATAACATCTAGTGGGACTCTGACAGTTGTCAGTTGTGATTTTGCGTTTTTGTTAGCCGTTGCCATTTCTGAAACTCCTAATCATCGGTGTGTTTCAGTATACACAAAAAAAGAAATACAAAAAGCCTTGACGTGTGTTTCATGCGCTCATAACATGAAACACACCAAAAGAATTGTTGAAATACAAAGAGCAACGCCCCGCAGTGCCGGAAACACATACGGGGCGTCTAACCACCAACGATAGCAAGATTATCGAGGCTGCTATGAGAAATCATACCATACACCCGCAAGGGCGGGACTCGCACAACCTGAATAAATACATCTGGCGTTTTATCGCCCTGAGTACGGCACAACCGCGCGTGATTACCATTGAGGCCACCAGCGAACAGGAAGCCCGTCAGCAATCACCGGCTGGCTGCGTGATGGTATTCGCCGCCCGTATTCGTCAGGGGGTGCACCATGTGCAATAACACCCGTCCGGACGCAGCCGCCGAAGCAATCAAAACACTGATTGATGCGCTGATTGATATTTCTGTTATCGCGGACAGGGCGCATAAGCACGCTACCAGTGAAACAGAATATGCCGGGGCTTTCGTTCCTCATTCACTGGCTGTAATGCAACTTAGTGCTGATATGGCACTGAATGAGGCCAGCAAAATTATCATGGCTGATATGGAGGTGGTGAGCCATGAATAATAATGAAGCGCACTTATCTGTAGTGCTGAATGTGCCGTCAGATTATACGGGGCGCGTACTGGTGTATCTGGAAAAAGGCCGGGTTAAATGCCAGTGCCGTTTAATGGAAAACGAATTTATCAGCACTCTTGCGGGATTTTCTGAAATGCTCACTAAATCGGGAGTTAGTGCAGACCAGTTACGCGGGGGCGATTATGCGAAATAAACATGATATTGAAGACCTGGCATTTGAAGCCCTGCACTCTGCGAAAAAAATCAGGGAAGTCGTCAATATGTGGATGAACAGCCTTAGCACCGATGAATCCGATAGCAGAGAGGAAATTCTTATTTCTTTGTTGTTAGACCTGGCAAATACACAGGTTTCTCTGACATCTGATATTGAACTCGCCGCTAAAAATCTGCCTCTGGAGTAAAAAAACATGAAACAGAAAAATTCTGGCTTTACTGCCAGTGGTCTCCCTCGGCCTGAAATCCGCCCCGGCGATATTTTCCGGGATAACTACGGTGGCACGGTAACGATTAAAAGCGTGGCGGGGCGGTGCGTTACTTACCGCCGTGATGGGTACGGCTATGACTGCGTGATGCCTGCTTATCAGTTCCGGCGTGATTTTTCACTGATACAGGCCACACCACGCAAACAGCCCACCAGCAACGCAAAGGCACGGGCAAATATTCAGAAAATGAAAAACATGATTAACGCATTCAGGGGCAAAAAATGAAACTGGCACCGAACTTAAAAAAACAGCCACACGACAAAATGACCGAAGTCATTATTTTTGCGGGTAGTGATGCCTGGGCGCACGCGAAACAGTGGCAGGAACAGGACGGGCGACTTGCTGGTGATAACGTCCCGCCTGTATGGCTGGGAGACAGCCAGCTTGACGAACTGGCAGACCTGAAAATTATCGACGATGGTCGCTATTGTGTCCGGCTGTACAAGGCAGGCCACATCAAGCCGTCAAATATTAATGCTATCGGGCAAAAGCTGGCGGCGGCAGGTGTACGGGATGCGAATTATTACCCTGATGGAATGCACAGCCAGAAGCTGGAGAACTGGCACGACTACCTGCAACGGATCCGCGAACAGGCAGAGCGCGGGGAAATACTTACTGACGAGCAATACAGCCAGCGAAAAACCACGCTACCAATGAGCATTGGATCTGCAGGGTACGACACACAGCTTGATTATGTCGTTAAGGGCGTGATTCCGGCTAATTCATTGTGCAGCACATACGGCGCGAGCGGTTCCTATAAATCGTTCCTCGCGTGTTCCTGGGCGTGTCATGTTGCCACTGGCCGTCACTGGGGAGGCCGCAGGGTGGCGCATGGTTCGGTGATGTATGTTGTCGGTGAAGGTGGCATTGGTGTCCCCCGCCGTATCAAGGCATGGGAAATCGTTAATGATGAACGGGTGGAAAATCTGTACCTGGTAAACCGCCCGATTTTTCCGGCAGTCCCGCTTGATGTTGATGAAATGGTCATCGCTTCCCGCCAGGTTGAACGGGAAACGGGTAAACCGGTACGCATGATTATTCTTGATACGCTGGCGCGTTGCTTTGGCGGTAATGATGAAAATGACGCGCGGGATATGGGGGCGTTTATCCGTGGATGTGACGAACTGAAACGCCGCACAGGGGCCACGGTGCTGGTGGTTCACCATTCCGGCAAGGATGAAACAAAGGGGGCGCGTGGTTCCAGTGCATTTCGTGCATCTCTGGACGCTGAATACCGTATTCGCCGTGAAGGTGCAGACAGTGAAGCCCTGGTTATCTCCTGCACAAAAATGAAGGACGCGGAGGAACTGAAAGAGGCCGCATACGATTTACGTGTGGTGGAGCTTTTTACCGACACTGACGGGGAGTTAATCACGTCGCTGGTTGTTGTGGATAAGCCGCGCCCACCCGTTGAACTGGAGCGCATCGAGGAAGCCGGGAACAAGACGGAGAATCATGCCGCGCTATGGGGCTGTATCCGTTCACGCACACAGCGCGGAGATAAATGCACTATTCCGTTGTTGCGCGATGATATGAAAAAGCTGGGGTATGAGATGAAACACTTCCGGCGCTGGCTGTACAAGCTGGAAGGTGATGGCGTTATTGCTATTGACGGTGATGACGTGCGCCCACTGTAAAAAGTGGGTAGTAAAAGTGGGGAGTGTGGGGAATTTAACAAAATTGAAACGTGATTCCCCACTTTCCCACCTGTATATACCCCAAAAAGTGGGGAATAAAAAACACATTGAAAAACATCACGTTAGAATCACAAAAAAAAGAAGTGGGGAGACGTTGGGTAATTTCAAAAAGTGGGTAGTAAAAGTGGGGAGCAGTGAGGAATGACCAGAAAAACCAGAGATAAGACAGCGCCAAAATATAAAGCGTTAGACATGACAGAGCACGCTTTAAAGGTGGCAATCAGAACGATAGACCGCCACGCGGGGGAAGGATACGCGAAAGCACATCCCGAACTGATAAGCGCATTCATGACCACGACGGCGGCAAATTTTGCCACGCTGACAGAGCGGGAGATTGCCGAAGCGGAACAGGTAACAACCATCAACGTTAAAACCGGAGAGGTGGAATCATGACAGCACAGATAGCAGCTTACGGGCGGCTGGTGGACGACCCGCAGGTAAAACAGACCAGCAAGGGCACACCGATGACGCTGGCGCGTATGGCGGTCCCCCTTCCGTGCAGCCAGGCAGATGACGGAACGGCGACGATGTGGTTATCCGTCCTGGCATTTGGCAGACAGGCCGAAGCACTGGAAAGGCACCGCAAGGGTGAACTCCTGAGCGTGGCGGGTAACATGCAGATCAGCCAGTGGACTGGGCAGAACGGAGAAACGCGGCAGGGCTGGCAGGTTATCGCAGACAGTGTAATCAGTGCGCGAACGGCGCGACTGGGCGGCAAAAAAGGTCAACAGGGCCAGGCTACTGACGCGCTGAACAGGGCAAAACAACAGGCGGGGAATGATGATCCGTACGGGGATAACATACCGTTTTAAGCGACGAGTGACAGAAGCCGGAGCAATCCGGCTTTTTTACGGGTCCTCCTGGCGGGGTGGGCCTGAACACGGGGCGGGAGGCGCGGAAAAAAGCGCATTTTTGTGATTTTATCGTCATCATCATCATGAGCGTAATTTATTGTTTTTAATTGTTTTGATGCAAAAAAGATGATGGTTGTGGTTAATTTTCGTTCGACATCTTTGCAGGCAGATAAAAAAGCCCGATAAGGTCAGAGGTGGCTTATCGGGCTTTTGCATATGAGGCTTTTTGGTGCACTGACACACATGAGCGGGATCATCATTTCATAATTTGCAACACAACTCAATATCATTGCACAAAATGCAATCCTGATTATAATCAGAGCTGGATGAACATCCAGTTATAATTTTTTAAGTCAAAGAGGAATTTCTTACTATGGCTGAAGAGAAAAAAGGCGGTGTTTCGGTGTACATAAGCCCCGACATCGTGAAGGCGCTCAAGGAACGCCACCAGCAGAACGTAAAAGCAGGCATTGCGGCAGGACTTGATCCGCTGGCGATGGTTGAGCCGTCAACAGGCTGGCAGGTACGCTCCTATTTACGCGCGGCGCTGGGCATAAATCAGACTCATGGGGGTGAATAATGGCAGTCAAAGCAATGGCACTTAACACACACCAGCTTTTCGCGTACCTGAATCGCGAGGATATTGCGGAATTTAAATTTAGTCCGCTGTTTACCGCGCTGTTTTTCCCGAACGTGGCGACATTCAACACACAGGACATCATGTTAGATAACCTGGATATTGAAGAAGTCACTATGTCGGCGTTTTGTTCGCCTATGGTTGGTAGCCAGGTTCAGCGCGATAAAGGGTACGAAACCAGCATTATTCGCCCTGGCTACATGAAGCCAAAACACGAAATCGATCCATTAAAAACAATAATGCGCATGGCTGGAGAAGATCCGGCACAGCTTAACGACCCTACCTACCGCCGTATGCGCCTGATTACTGGCAACATGCGCCGCCAGATAAACGCCATTAAAGCGCGCGTGGAATGGCTGGCGGTGAATGCGATAACGACCGGAAAAAACATCATTGAGGGCGAAGGCATAGAGCGCTATGAAATCGACTGGAAGATACCGGAAAAAAACATCATAGAGCAGGCCGACGGTAAAAAATGGTCAGAGCAGGACAAAGACATACACGACCCAATCTATGACATTGAGCTATACGCAGATCAGGCAGGTTGCCCCGCAAACGTCATGATTATGGGCGTTGATGTATGGCGCATGTTACGCAGCTTTAAAAAATTCCGTGAACTGTACGATCTCTCCCGTGGTTCAGAATCCGCCGCAGAGCTGGCATGTAAAAACCTGGGCGAAGTGGTGAGCTTTAAAGGCTATCTTGGTGATCTGGCCCTTATCGTCTATTCCGGCAAATACACTGACAGCGACGGCACAGAAAAATATTTCCTTGATCCTGATTTGCTGGTCCTGGGCAACACCAACAACAAAGGGCTGGTGGCCTATGGTGCGATTATGGATCAGGAAGCGGTAAGAACAGGCGCAACGCAAAACATGTACTACCCGAAAAACTGGATTGAGGACGGCGATCCGGCGATTGAGTACGTGCAGACGCACAGCGCACCGCAGCCGGTTCCGGCAGATATTCGCAAATTTGTTACCGTCAAAATTGCTTAACGGGGGATTCTATGGACACTCCATACATTGAGTTATTTGCAGGCAGTCAGCAGGTATCCACGACGCTGGTACATTTTGCCGCTGATGCTGGCGTTATTCAGGAATTTACCCCGCTGATGCTGGCGGACAATGGCGAGTTTAAGCCGTGGGATGGTCAGGAATCTGGGAAGGCTGTTTATCTGACCTCGTACCCCGTGGACACGTCAAAGCAGAAATCAGCACAGTGTTACAAGACGGGGATATTTAATATCGCCGCCGTAAACTGGCCTGAGAGCGCCGACACTGACGCGAAAAAATGCGCCGCCTTTGCGGGTTCTGGCGTATCCGTTCAGCCGCTGGCGCGATAAGCAGGGGAAACGATGGCAACGAATGAAAGCATCATGGCGCTACCGCTGGCGAGTAAATTTAAAGCAGAAGCGCGGGCAATGGCTGACAGAGGTTTATCAACCTACGAGGCCGTATATCAACTCAACAAACTGGAAGAGCAGGACAAGCCGCGCGCTGATGCGATTATGGCGCTTCATGAACATAACGACTATCAGCCGCTGTTACGTGCAATGGCAAACGTGCCATGTATTAGCGTCGATAATGCTCGTGAAATCCTGAACATGACCATAGAGCAGGAGCGCCCGAAGGTTGCGCCGGAGCTTACCGCAGCCTTTGAAAACTTTATGGACATGCACAGCCCGAAAGCCGTATCACCCGGCATGGCATACGACGGCAGAAACCAGGGCGATGAAGGCGACGTCGATCGCATACTGAAAACCATCTGACATAAGGCCGGAGAAATCCGGCTTTTTTTACGGGTCCTTTCCGGCATATGGACCCGTTACGGGGCGGCGACCTTGCGGATTTTCGCTATTTAT